CTAATTCGCCCTAATATGAGCTACATCAAACAATTCTGTCATAATCACAACATCACCACTAATGATGAGCTAAAAAAGCACTTAACCAGGTTTAATAAGTTTAAATCAAGTGATAAAAACTTAAATATCCTGATTAATTTACTTTTAATTAATTATTTAAAATCTAAACAGTAGCTAGTTTTTTATTACGTTTAATAAGTTTTAAAGCTTCAGCACTTGCCGTATTTTTTTCTTGCATCCCGTGCAATAAGAGAGCGAAAGGTTTATTTACAAAACATAAACTATCATCTTTATCTATTTCTAATCCAAGTCTTATTGCTTCATCTTCACTAAATACAACTTTTGAATATTTAGTAAAATAACCCTGATTAATTAAATAATCATATCGCCCACCATATGAAGCTACCATATAAAAATTATTCGGAAGTAATACTTTCATAAAAAAATTAAGACTCTTACTATAGCAATAAAATTTTAAGTCTTTATTTAATTTGGCTACATTTAACCAGGCCTTAAGGTAAAGAATATTAAAAAAGTCTCCTGACTCATGAATTCTAACCTTAGTAATATTCTTTCTATTAGCTTGAATAGATCTATTAATTAAATCAGTTAATCCCTTTAAATCTTTTTTAATAACATAACTATTAATTAAATCATAGTTATATTTTCTACTTTTAAAGACGTTAGGATAACGTAATTCTTCACTTGCTGCAAAGCAAGTAAATAAACTCTCATTTCCTCGGTTTAATACTCTCTTATCATCTTTTAAAGTAACCCAGGCTTTACAGGCATTACTTCCGGGGCAGGTTAATCCAGCTGTAATTGACAGTATCAAAGTATCTTTTGATAACTTTGCATTTCCTTTACTCATTTTTAAAATCATTTTTTATTATCTCCTAAACTAATTTTTTTAATTTCTCTAGCATGAAATAATTCTTTTTTCTTGCATCCTCTAGTTATTTTATGATTAATTTTTATATTATATTTTCTTTCAATCATTTCTTTATTCATATATTTTTTATACCATTGACTTCTTTTAAAATGTTTTGAGACTTCTTCCAGACTTGTTGAAAGATATTGTAATTCATACCCATATTGAAAAGGAATTTTTAATTGAATACAATTTTTTAAACCATGATTTAAAGTTACATTTGAACTAAAATAAGAGTTACCATTAACAGTATCTCTATAACCTAAAGCAACTATATCAATAGTTTTTAAATCTGCTAATTTCATTGTTTTTAATTAAATAAAGTGAATTTTTTTTCTCTTATAGTCTCTCTCTCATGATGTCTCATGAAATATTAACTATTAAAGATTTCCAGGCTTTAAGCATATTGCATAAAACCAGGTTTGTTGAAACTAATAAAATAGTTTCATAAAAGGATATTACTAATATCCCTTTAAGCAACTATTATTATTTTTTTTATTTTTCTATTTCTTTTATTTTCTTAATTACTTCTTTTAAACTTTCACATATAATTAATTCTTCATAACTAGCCATAATATTTTTTCTTATCACATATGTTGAGAAATCTTCTTTATCTTCATCATGTATTTTTGAATTAGGTAAAAATATTGTCATGCAATCATTTTTACTAGTATTTAAAGAAATACTTGCTACAAGGTCATTTCCATAACTTGAGTCATACCATTCTGTACTTAAACTATCTAATAGTTCTTCCATTAATGGTTTATATAATTTTGGGTTATGGTGCTTATATTCTCTATTCATTGTTTTAATTCTCCCTTTCTTCTAAGGTTTCTTTTATTCCTTTTAATCCTAGTTCTGTATTTTCCAATAATTGCAAATACTCATGTACTATCTCAAATAAATAATCTGAATCATCCTTACATTCTTGTAATATCTTATTAGCGATATTATTTGTTTCACTTGCATATCCATTATATAAATTAAATATTTCTCCATTACACCATTTATATAATTCTTTCTCTATTGGCTCTAATTCTTTATTTTCGTAAATAGTTCTTTCTAATCCAACTGTAAATAATCCATTATTTAAAATTTCTAAATATCCTCCATATTTATAAATTCTTACTGTTTTGGTATTCTCAAATAACATTTCTTGAGATACTCCCCATTTATCAGAAATTTCTTTTGTTAAGTCTTTTTTTTCAATTTGAAAAAAATCTTTTTTCCATTCTTGAAAAGATAAATAAGTGCTTTTAGTTTTCATTTGTTTGATTAAATAATTTTGAATAAAAAAAAGTAACTCAATTAAGAGTTACTTATTGGATGATTAATGGATTCTTTTTTTAATAAGTCATCCTCAGTAATAGTAAATAACTTATTAAATAAAGTTTTATAAAATTGTTCTTTAGTCTTTCCTTTTTTTCCATGTCCTACAAAATCGCTATATTCATTAATTGCAAGAACAATTGTATTGTATTCTTCAAAGTTTAAAAATTTTTCCATGGTTAAATCCTATTTAAAATTGTTTGTACTTGATTAGTTCTTTCTTCTAACCTTGTTTTTAAAGTGTTTGTGATTGTTAATCCTTGCCATAGAAGAATTAAAAAACAACTTAAAAAAATAATTGATCTAGTCATTTTTTTTAATCTCCTTTTTAGCTTGCTTAATGCTTTTAATAAAAGCTTCTTTAATTTCTTTTTTATTTGCTTTGGTTAAATCTAACTCAATAGATTCTTCTCCTCCAAAGGTTTCAAAAATAATACTTGGCATGAGTTTAATTAAATGAAAGTGAATAATTTTAATGTGTTTAGCTGTATTAGCTCCGTGAGAGCTTTTAAGCTTAGATAGCTAGATTTATCAATTAAAGATAAATAGAGCTATTAGAAAGGATTTAAATACTAGTAAATATTTATATCCTTAATATTAATGATATCACATTATGTCAGTTATGCTATGCAATTTTAAAAAATATTTTTATTTATTTTTATGGCTATGGGGTAGGCTTGCAATTTTTTTTTCCTGGATATGTGGCGTGGGTAACTTAAATATATTCTATAAATCTTTATTGCTTAGGTTCTATGCGAATTGCTAATTCTGGAGCTTGAATGTTGACTGTTTCTACGGATTCACCAACTACTTTGCCTAGGGAATCTAATATTTGTGCTGCTGTTTGAAGCTGACCTTTTGATATGGCTTTGTTGAAAAGACGCATTCTCATAGCTTGTAAGCGTGGAATCATTTTATCTCTTTCTTTAAGCCAATCTTGATCATTCCATTCTTTAACTTTTTTCCAATCTTGCCAGCCTGTTACTAATGATATACCTTCTTTTTGAGAATGTTCTATGACAAGTTGTCTGGTTGTTTTACCTTCAAGTTGTTTTGAGTAGAGTCTTTGACAGCGAGCTTCTATAACTGCTCTTGAGTTAGAGCCTCCTGTATATTTTTGTACACGAGGTTTACGTTGAGGTGCTGGGAGGTCGTAGTTTAGATTATTTATAAAAGATTCAGCCACGATTGGGTATGTGATGGGGGTTAATATTTCGATAATAGCCTTAAAAGTATAAAATGCGAAAGAAAATGAGTAATATTATGAAAAAAAGGGTGATATGAGCCTAAATGAGGTCAGTTTAAGGTATGCACAGGGGGAGGTATTCAATTGTGATAAGAGATTTAGAGTGTTGGTTGCTGGAAGAAGGTTTGGGAAGTCATATTTATCGTGTATCGAACTGCTCAGAGGAGCAATCAATCGACCTGGTGAGGTTTATTTCTATTGTGCTCCTACTTATAGGATGGCAAAGGATATTGCGTGGAAGGAGTTGAAGAGATTAACACCTAAAACTTGGGTACAGGCTAAAAATGAGACTGATTTAAGGTTGGATTTAATTAATGGATCAAGTATTGAGTTGAAGGGAACTGAAAATGCTATGGCATTAAGAGGTAGAAGTTTAGCTGGTGTTGTTTTGGATGAGGCTGCGTTTATGGATCGAGATGTATGGGCTGAAGTTATAAGACCAGCTTTAGCTGATAAACAGGGTTGGGCTTTGTTTATAAGCACTCCTGATGGTACTGCAAGCTGGTTTTATGATATGTGGTGTTTTTGTGGCGAACAGGAATGGGATGATTGGAAGAGGTGGAGCTTTACAACAATACAAGGAGGTAATGTTGCACCAGAAGAAGTAGAAGCAGCTAGAGGTCAGTTGGATGCAAGAACATTTAGACAGGAATTTGAAGCCAGTTTTGAAAATCTTACTGGTTTGGTTGCTGTTAGTTTCAGTGATGACAATATTGATAAAGAAGTGGAAGATCTACATATGATGCCCTTGTTGTTGGGGTTGGACTTTAACGTAGATCCTATGGCTGGAGTCTGTGCTGTAAAGCATAATGATACACTATATGTCTTCGATGAGATCATGCTGACAGGTGGTGCTACCACTTGGGATTTTGCGGAGGAAGTTGTAAGAAGATATGGAGTCGATAGAAGAATTATTGCCTGTCCTGATCCTACGGGTAGTGCAAGAAAAACAAGTGGGGTGGGAGTTACAGATCACACAATTCTTAGAAGATCTGGTTTTACTGTTATGAGTCCGAAAAGTCCGTGGAAGATACGAGATAAGATTACTGCTGTCAATACTGCTTTATATGATGCTAATGGAGATCGAAGAACTTTAATACATCCAAGATGTAAAGAATTAATAAAAGCACTAAGAACTCTTACATATGCACCTAATACTGGATTGCCTAATAAGAATCTTGGTGTAGATCACGCATTTGATGCTTTCGGCTATCTTTGTCTACAGCAATTTAACCTTGCAAAACCAGAGACATTAGGTCAGACTTCGTTTAGAATATACTAAGAACTACCTAATTCTTATCATGTACCACTCTACTACAAAGAAAAAGAAGAAGAAAAAGAAGGGAGGCAAGAAACGTGGCGAATGTTCCTGTAAATAAAGCGTTATACTCTAGGGTAAAAGCGGAAGCTAAACGTAAATTTAAAGTTTATCCCTCTGCTTATGCCAATGCGTGGCTTGTACGAGAGTATAAGAAGCGTGGTGGTACTTATCGCACGGAGAGTAAACGTGGCAAGAAGTAGTGGCGGTTTGACCCGTTGGTTTAAAGAGAACTGGGTTGATGTCAAAACTGGCAAACCTTGTGGTCGAAAAAAAGGCGAAAAAAGAGGCTATCCAGCTTGTAGACCCAGTAAACGTGTATCAAGTAAGACACCTAAGACTACAGGAGAAATGTCAAGTGCTGAAAAAGCGAGGTTTAAACGTGAAAAAACAAGCAGTAAAAAGATAACTTATCAACATAGACGTAAAAAGAAGAAAAAATAACTGTGAAAAACGCAGTTTC